TCCGCCTTTTGTTTTTTCATCCATTCTAAATGGCAAAACAAGCATTCTCCAACCTGTTGGTTTTGGTAATTTTGTTTTTTCTTTTGTAACTTCTTTTTTAGGTTCTGATTTTTTTACACCTACTAAATCTTTATTCGGTAATACTATCTTTGGATTTGTGTTCTCCAATGTCGATGACTGTTCCTTCATTTTTCTCCTTTGAGTTAAGCAGGCTAGAAAGTTCCTGACGCACTGATTCCAGTGCATTGATTTGACCTAATATATATCTATATTTTTCCATACTGTCAACGCCAGTTGTTATAGTAAGAGTTAAATTTTCTAACTGCACATATATGGCTTTTTGTAATCTATGTATTACGTTTTCTAATTGCATCTTTTCCTTTCTTAGCAATTGAAGCAACTTGGCTTTTACCCATAACTTTAGCCCGT